CAGCCATTACAGGACCCCCACTCCAGAGAGACTGATGACCGAGGAGAACACGTTTGTCGCCGCAATCGCGGGCGGGTCCGCTCCGCTGTCATCGTACCGGGCGAAGATGGACACGCCATACGTCCCCGTAGCGGTCGCGAAGACTACGCCGGTCGACGATTTCGACGCGGTTGTCCCACCCGTTCCACCGGTCGGGGTCGTCGGCGGAGTTCCGCCACTATCGACGCGGATGACATACGCAGTTGGAATGTCGACGAGGTCGAACCGGTCGGGGGCCGGGAACCATGAAAACGTAATGTCTCCAGTTCCTCCGACCGCGGCGAACCGGGTCACATTCGGATAGATCCGCTGATTGCTGGCACGGGTCGAGAACGAATACGCCTGAGCGATCAAGTACCCGTGACGCTTCACACGTACCGGGCGCGCTTTGCTCTTCGCCATCATCCGGAGCGACATCGCGTCCGCGGGTCCGAGACTCGCGAGCGTGTCGAGTAGCTCCTCACTGCCGAGTTCCATGATCCCGCGACCCTTGGACGAGGTCCGCCCTCCCGACCGGTTCGCGCCTAGCATGAGAGCTTGACCTCCCCCGTCGTTCTCGTTGCCGTGGAACATCGTCAGCTCCCACGCCTGCTCGTATAGACGCAACTGATCTCGATCCTCGGGACCGAACTCCGCCCCCGCGTCGTTGACCCACACGAACGGGAACCGGACTCGCTCGTCCGTCAGTTCCTCTTCAGCGCCCGGGGATACCAGGACCGTTCCGAACACGGGGTCCGCTCCGCTCGTCACCCCGCCCCATAAACGCTCGCGGAGCTTGTAGCGGATCTGTTGCGCCTGTTGCCAGGGAGTCAACCGATCCGCCTCGCTCGACCGCTGTCGAGATGTTCGTCCGCAGCTGCGACGAGGAGTTCCCGGACATCGTCCTCGATCGGGGTCCCGTCCGGGTGGACAGGAACCGCAAGATTGATTCCCGCCATCGTCGGCGCGGGGATCACCACACCAGTCGGCGCTAGACGAGTGGAGGGAAGGGGCGGAGCACAGTCGCTCTCGTTTGAGGGAGTGGCGCTAGCCCAAGGCTCCCCCCCTTCCTGATTGTTCAGTGTCCCGAGTGATTCTAGCAACGCTTCAGCGCATGCGACGCCGATCGCGATCGCTTGCTCCTGCCGTAATTCGACCGCAGCTTCGACGATCGCGCGCCGCTGGTCGGCGGGGATCTGCGTCAGTTCCGCCAAGGACAGACCGGTCAGGAGCGCCGCGCGCGCGCTCGCCATCATTTGCGGGTCTAAGTCGGCGGGGGCGGGAGGAATCATGGGGTGAAGTCCATCAGGTGACAAAGCTGGCGCTGGTAGTACCGACCGGCGTCATCGATGAATGGCTCGTACATCACCGGGAACGACCCCTCACGGGAGATCGCCTGAGCGATCGGCGCGATCCCCTCGGGGACCGGGAAGACCGCATAGAGCAGGATTCCCGGATGAACCTCCGCCGCGTCGGGGGCGAAGAGGAGACGAGTCGCGGACAGACTCCAGAGGGAGCCGCGTTCCGTTGTCGCGGTCTCCGTGATCCCGGCGACACCCGACGACGCGTCGACGGTGACTCCCGGGAAGATGCTCCCGACCGCGGTCTCATTCCAACTGCGGAGCGTCCCTGCGAGGACAACGATATGTCCGCTGCTGAGTCCGTCGATCGGCTTGCTCGCGTACTCCTCGCCCGTGATGGCGCCACCCGTGCGACGCATCCGGAATACGATCTTCCCCCACCGTCCAAGCTGCGTCCCGCCGTATAGACCGTCCACGCCCGCGGTGGCGGTCGTCGGGTCCTGGATCATCTGACCTTCGATATACTGCAGCCGCTCGAGGTCGCGTCGGAGGACATCATAAGGGAGGCTCATAATCGATCGACCTCGTCCTGAACGACCTCCTGAAGGATGCCGACGAGCGCGGTATCGAACCCGAGAAACTTACGCGGGACGAGGTTCGTCGTCAGTTCGGACTTGCCCATCAGAGGCTCAATCTTGTCCGCCACGGGCTTACCTTTCGTCGACCGGGCAAACCGGGAGAGCTTCTCTTTCAGAGACGAGTCCAGCGCCTGAACCGACGTCCCTCCAAACTGAAATCGGATCGCGCGATCCCGGAGCGATGGCGCGACTCCGATCACCACTCGATCTTCTTCTACGTCAAAGGCGATCGAGTCGCGGAGGGCGCCCGTGTCGATACCCGCGGGACGGTCATCGAACCGACGACCCTTCACGTCTCCGCCCGCGGCGAGGTCCGAGACCGCGCCCGCGACGTTTAGTTTCGCCCCCGTCTGCGAGGGATACCGCGCCGGCCATGGGAGAGAGTCCCCGAAGGATTGACGCCGAAAGTTCTCGCGCATCCACCCGACAGACACTCGCCCGATCGCGGTCAACAGCGGCGCGGGATCCTTGACCGCGCGCAACAGTTGCTCGACTGTCGCCATGGCTAGTTATCCCGCGACAATCCCCCCGGGGGGAAGTCGTCTCCCTCGGAGGGAGTTCCGCCCGGGATGATCGAGTCGAGATTGATCCGGTCCATATCGGGGAGCGATCCTACCGGTCGCAGAGACGCAAGCGTCTGACCGTCCGAGGAGGGTTGGATCCGGTTGTTATGGGTGACGAGACGGATCCCGGTCCTGAGCTTCTCTTCCCAGTTCTCGAGGTTCTTCACGTCGTCCGCGCGCGCCTTGTATGCGCGAAGGGTGAGGATTACGCCCCATGTGATCTCGCGGTTCTGGATCTCGATCGTATCGTCCCAGATCAAGTTCGCGTTGATCTGGAAGCCGGCGATCGTATCCACGCACGCGAGGAGGATCTTCGCGTCGTCCTTCGTCGTCGCCGCCGTGTCATCCGAGTTCGACAACTCGATCAGAAGTTGTTCCGTATACTTCGCCTCGACGAGCAACTTCAGCGCCGCCGAGGTTCCGACCGCCATGCTAGGACGCGTCCGCGACGAGGACGGACCCCGTCGTCGGGAAGTACCGACCCGTCCGGATCGCGAACTCCCGCTGATTGATTCCCGCCTCGGTCGCCGTAGTGGCCCAGGTGAAAAAGTCCCCGTCACTACCTGACTCGGTTCCCGCGCGATACGGAGTCCGACCGGGAATGATCCCGTACCAGCTGTCCGCGATGAACGTCAGAGGGAATAATTCCATGTCATCAATGCGGAGCTCACCCGAAATGATGACGATCGCGACCGTCACCGTCAGCGGATCCGCCGCGAAATTCTTGTACCAGGCGTCCTCTGCAGCGGTGACCAAGTTCTGAAGCGCGGACCACCCCGCGGGGAGAGTCGTCAGGTCCGCGACCGAGACCGTCTTCGATCCGACCGTGAAGGTGATCGACCCCGCCGCGGTTCCAACGCTTCCGTTCAGGTACAACTCCGAGAATAGAGGCCCAATCTGATTGACCTCCGCCCCGGTTCGGTCGAACCGCTGCGTCAGGGTGATCGACGTCTTGACGACCAACGAGAACCGCGAGTCGTCCGCGCGCATCTTCGGAAAGTAAATCTCCGACGAGTCGCCCGCGACGTCCGTTCCGTCTCCGATCAGCGCGACCGAGGTGTCCCATCCGGTGATAGCAGTCGGGGCAGCTGCGGACCCGCCGAACTGGTCAAACCCCTTATTGTCGAGGAGACCGTCGTCCGAGTGGACCGCGTTCAGTCCGACGATGACGCCCGCGCCGAGGGCCTCGAGCGCGGTCGGGTCTTCGGTCCCGCTCTGGATCGTGAATGCCTCATTCGACCGCTGAGTTCCCGTGTTCGCGTCCGAGGTACATCGCGCGACGTAGTCGTCCGCGCCGACACCTGTCTCGATCGGATCACCGAATCGATCGGTCGACAAGCGGAAGATCCGCCCGGTTCCGATGTTGCCACCGTCCGGGGCCGGAGCGCCCGGGGTGAACCCGCGGGACGTGGTGAACAACCCATTATCCCGCCAGTAGCCCATCATTGACGAGATCGCGGGTTGCGTCGAAACGCTGACCGGCTTATCTGCCAGCTTAACCCAGTCGTACACCTGAGCGATCAGGCTTGATCCGTTGTTCCAAGCGTCCGAGAGGGACGTCCGAATCGCCAGCCACCCCGCCGTGCGCGCGGTCGCCTGATCGCTCTCTAGGTCCTGGGTCGCCGTGTCGACGTTCGCGGGAAAAGTGACCGTCAACGCGGTCCGGAGATCCTTGAACAAACGGATCTCGTCTTGGAACTGGGTAATCACTTCCGCTTGCGATGGACTCGACACGGCGGGACCCTCCTTCTATTCGACGGGGATTCCGTCTTTCGCGATCTGATGGAGGGCGGAGTGAACGTTCGTCCCCGCGCCCATACCCGGAACCGGGACAACCACCCGTGTATTAGTCGGGTTTGCCGGGTCCTCGATCTCCGCCAACTTCCGGACGAGGTTCCCGCATACGCCCTCGACCATCGGGATCACGCTCTCCGGGAACTTCAGCACACGCGGAGGGAACTCGTCGCTCCGCATGTAGTCGAGACGCAACTCCCACGGGACAATGTACGCATAACAGCCGATCGGATGGTCCCCGCGTTGCAAGCGGAACCCGCCCTTCTTCACCGTCTTCCCGCTGACCGGGTCACGCCGATACTGATCGTCCCGACGCTTCATGTCGACGAGTCGCCGAAGGTACCCGGTCGCCTGAGGATTACCCACGAACCGGACCATCCATCGCTTGAGGTCGACAAGGAGTGTCGCCATCTGATCCTCATCGAGGAACGCGATCCCGCCCCGGGCGTACGGGGGTTTCGACCGCGAACCGCCCGGACTAGATGACGAGGTTGGATGGAACGTGAACTTCGAGATCGCGATCCCGCCCACGGTGACGTAGTCGGTCGGCGCGTCGGGAGTCAAGCCTACCCAATACTTCTCGCGGGGGGCGAGCGGTTCATACGCCTCGGTGAGGTAGTCGTTCACCTCCTCGATCGCGCCGCGTCGCCGGTGATCCTGCTCGCCTTCGATCGCGTCGGGGACGCTCATCGGTTCGGCGGGAAGAGGTTCCGGGGAGACGATCTTCGGACCGGCGTCAGGGTCGACGGGCGCGACGGGCGCCGATCGGCCGACCGGTTCGGGGCGCGACGGTGCGCTACCTTCTCGCGCGTGGTCGGGGTGCGTGGGATCGTCCGGGGGGACGTGGGTCCCCTCCGCGTTACGCTTCCATCCGGAAGGTGGCATATCTATTCCCTCGAGTGCGGCACATGAGATGCGATTGTGATGTGCGTCCCGATGCCGGGTTTTACCCCGACATCGGTCCGTGTGCGCGTGTCGAGCTCTTGTGCTAGGTCGTGCCCTTCGCAGTGCGGAGGGGGAGGTTCGTGAAGTAGTCGCACCACTTCTCGAACAACCAGCGGGACGTGCCGGTCTCGCCGCGATGCTCCGAATTCGACGCGTCGTAGTAGGCCTCCGTGAAGTCCTGCGAGACGAGTTCAGTCATCGGCTTGACCGGGGCACCCTTCACCGCGATATAGATCGCGGTCTCGACCGTGAGGTGAGGGTTCAAAAGGAGGGTGATATTGAAACCCGCCTCGGTGAGGTAGTTCGCGGTCGTGACGTTTCCGCCACTGGTCGCCGCATCGGTTGTGCCGACGAGCGGGGTCATCGTCTGCTTGAACGCCTCGATCCCCTGGCGAAACAGACCAGTCGGAAGCATGACATCCATTCCGAATTCGCTGAAGAGGTCCTGATTCTGCAGCGGCTGGGACTCGGTGTCCTTGAACTGGAGGATCTGTTCGATCAGCGACATCACCGCGTCACGGAGACCCGCGCCGGTACCGAGCGCGAGACCGGTCAGCAGATTACCGCCGAGTTGACCGAAACGATCCGACCCGGTTCCATCGGTTGCCGAGTAAATCGGCGCACCATCCGGAGCGAGCGGGAGAGTCTCGAGGAGCGCCGGGTCGACGGTGCCCTCCATCATCTGCGTCATTGCACGAGCGGCGAGGGTACCGAAGTTCCGGCCACGCGACTGAGCGTCCTCGTTGATACCGCCGAGGGTCGACAACTTCGAATCCCGGTTAAGGGTCGAGACGCTGTCCGCCCATCGCTTCTGCACCGAATCGTAGTCGACGTAACGTGTCGGCTTTTCCTTGATCGGCATTCCCCAGCCATGCTGACTCGGGTAGGTCTGGCTCTCCGGGTAGGCAAAGGGGGTCAGATAGGTATCCGTCCCCGCGCCGTACTGCATAAAGTTGCCGTACTGCGTTGCCTGCCGGATGTACGTGTTGTCGTACGTCCCGCGGTAATCGCTCCGCAGACCGAGACGGAGGGTCGTCCCCGCCATGTTCGGAATGGTCATCGCCTATCGTCTCCTATTGCCTGGGTCTGCTTGGTTGCCGTGGGTGTCCGCTTACAGAGCGGAGATGACGTCCGCCGAACTCATCCGGACGACGTACGAGCCGACCGCAAGAAATTCGGTGATCACGCCCTTCGGACGTGTATCAGTCGAACCGACCGTGATGGTCAGATCCGCTTCAATGTTCGAGGTGTAGAGGAACACGTCCAAACCGACATCGGTCTGATCGGCAGAAACCGCGCCGCCCATCGGGACGCCGATGATCGAGAACCCACCGGTCAGGACGCGAGCGCGCGGACGGATGACGCCCGCGGCAGCTGCGACGCCCGTCACCTCGTTCGGGATCTTGCCCGAGGCGTCAACGGCACCGCGACCGAAGTTCAGGAGGAGACCCTTCGGAACGTGACCCGCGGCATCCGCGGGCGGGATCAGTTCGCCGGTCGACTGTTCAATGTCGTAATACCCGCCGATAACGACGGTGATCGCCGTTTTGATGATCGGGTTTTCATAGACGCGGACCTCGTTCCGAGTTTCGGGACGCGCCGCGACGGTCAAGTCTGCCACTGGTCTTATCTCCGTGCGTTGCTAGTTGCTGGCGAGGGTGCGCCTACTAAGTGAGGGGGTCCGTGTTCGTCGGTGCCGCGCTCGCGATATTTGCGAACGAGGGGTCTAGTTGCTTCATACCGACCATGCCGCGGACGACATACTGAGCCATCGATTCTGACCGGCGTACGCCAGCCGCTTCGAACTGGCGATACTCCGCGGCATACGACCGCGCGATCTGATGCGACTCGACGGGTAGCTTGTGGAGAAATGCGAGATCCGCGCTCTCAGCCGTGCCGAGATCGGCGGGGAGTTCGCCGTCGAAGTTCGTCAAGTCGATCTGCCCGACCTCGACAACGCCCGCGACGAACTGTTGCAGCGCGGCGCCACCGTGACGCGCTGCGCCCTCGATCGCGGAGCGGGAAATACCGTACGGGGCGAGACGCTTCGACGCCGCGCTAATCGCCTGTTCGTTCTTCTCGCTCTTCTCGCGAGCGACGAATTTCCCCTGGAGCTTCGCGTGAGCTCCCTTCAGAGTGGCGTTCTCGAGGGCGAGTGTTTCGATGTTCGCGAGCGCGCGCCCGAGTTGGGCTTGCATCTTCGCCATGCCCTCGAGGCTCTCTTCCTCTTCGTCCTCTTCGATGAGTTCGACCGGGCGGGGTGCGTCGTCGTCACCCGGGACCGAGAGCGCGTCATCCGCGACGATGTCGTCGGTCTCGTCGATCATTTCTTCGCCTTCGGCGTAGTCCATTCCGGACTCTTCATTCTTCGCCGCCTCGTACTGCATGAGAGCAGACATCACCGCGCCGCCGATCGCGTCCGCGAGTTCCTTCATATCGGGTTTGCCTTCCATGGCGCCACTCTCTCCGCAGTAGTTCTGACGGTCCGCGGAGAGCCGCGTCCCGGGCAGGGTCAAGTCGATCAGTTGAGCGAAGGCGCCATACGGGCGACCGCTCTTGTATTGCCCTACTTTCGACGTCGCCGCCGGCAACTGTCGCCACGGGTTCTCCGCGTCGTAGGGGATCACGGGCGCGGTCTCGAAGAATGGCGCGGTGTCGCGCATTAAGGCGCCCGAGTTCACATCGGGCGACTTGCTGAAGTCGTGGACCTCTGCGGAAAAATACCGCAGCTGCCCGTTCTTCATTTCCTCGTACACCTCGGGACGGTTGATCTCGAGATCCGCCAGCAACATATACCGGGGCTTGCCCTGATACATGCCCTTGACGACCCGAGTCAGGCGAAGCATTCCCGCCGCTTCGACTGGGCGCCCCATGCCGTGATGGTTGATGTGCAGGGGCGGAACGTATCCGTCGAGTTTCCTCTTTTGGTACGCCCGCTTGACCGCTGCTTCCATCCACTTCCGCGAGACCGGGAAATGTAGTCGCTTCCCGTCCGTGTCCGTCATCGGCTGCCCATCGGGCGTGATCAGCGGGACCGCGTGTTCGATCAGGACGGGAACGTCCTTGATCACACGAGAACCGCCCGCGGTCTTTACCGCGCGATACCGCGCCTCCGGATGGGGTCTATCGCTCACATCCCAACTACTACATGTAGTGGGCTACTATGTCAAGAGCCCCCACATGTAGTATCCCACCTAAGGGCTTCCTCAACTCCAGATGACTCGATACCAAGAATGCAATTCGCTCGGCGGCAGATGAGCGAAGGCGTCCACCTGGGCCAGCCAATATAGCCACGACGGCAAGACCGCGCGCGCCCGCATTTGCCACGCGATTTTCGACATTTCGTAGCGCATCAGAGCACGGACCCCCGACTCGGGGAAGCATGACGGGATGGCGATACGCAGTACGCGCGCCTCGGTATCGGGCCACGCTGCGGGGCTGCCCCAGCAGTAATGCGCGACCCACGACACGCTAGCGTAGCGGTCGCCCGCGCCAGAGCGTGCCCACTCCTCGGTAGCGATCCGGGTCAGCCGCTCATCAGCGCCGAAGGTGACGCATCCAGCGGAGAACAGAAGGGCGAAGGCGAGCCATCGCATGCTAGGGCCACACGACATAATTACTCGCGTCCATCGCTACCGGCGAGGCGGATCCGCCAGCGGTGCCGACGTTCTCCAGCGAGCTTGCGCTGGGTGCGTCAAGCGGCGCGTCGCCCATCCGCAGCCAGAGCGCCGGAGGGACGGCAAGCGCCGCCAGGTTGGTCGGCTTGTGGTTCCCGTCGATGCACAAAACAAGCTCCGCCAGCGTGAGCGCCACGTCCCAGATGGCGAAGCTGCCGATGGTCCCATCTAGGAAGAACGCCGGGGTTCCACCAACTCCCGGCTCGGCTCCAACGTACCCGTGCGGGCTGGCCGCCTGCGGATGACTCGCCAGTTGCGAGCCGGTCGCCGGGTTGTACGACACCTCTGATATCTGCAGATCGCTTGCATCCTGCAGGTACAGCCGGCCGCGATCCAGGGCAACGCTCTCGGTGCCGTCGTATACCGCCGCCAAAACTTGCGGC